CAAGTGATAAAAACCTTAGAGAGTGGTCCCAAATATTTTAGATTTTACACATGTTCGAAAAATAATCTACCACTGCCAAAACAACAACATATATACACATACACTTTTGCATTAAATCCAAAAGACCCAGGTCCTTCGGGCTATTTTGATTTTGAAAACACAAATTCTAATAAGACGTTTATTAGAGTTGCTATCAATGAGTCAATACCTAATAAACCTAGAAATGGTATATGGAAAATGCATTTGTATTACACAGGGTATAGAACCATGCAATTTAAGGATGGATTTATGTCTTTTCTATAATTATGTATAACAAGTCTGAATGTCATACAGGTATTGTTCATATAGGGTATGGAAATTTCCACAGGGCGCATCAGGCGATGTACATCGATGAATATATGAAAAAAACGGGTGATCTCAGATGGGGGATCGTCGCTGTTAATCTAAGGAATGAAGGATTTCGTGAAATAGATAACTATATAGTTAAGACACCCACACAGTATAAAAAGATTTGTTCACACCTTGATTACATCGATTGGACTAAGAATAGGACAGTCGCGAAACATATGCTCACACTCCCAAGTGTACATCTCATCACAATCACAGTCACAGAAAGTGGTTACGCACCTGGATCTCCACTCTTTGAATATCTCGCGTGCGGACTTCGAAACAGATCAAACCCCATAACCATTTTATGCTGCGATAACATTCGTCAAAATGGTGTCGTTCTTGAAACCCAATTTTTAGCGTACTTGTACCAAACGAACCAATATGATCTCGCAGACTGGGTGAAAGTTAATGTAAAGTTTCCATCGTGTATGGTAGATCGTATCACACCCCGTACGACGGATACACTTCGCTATGAGATTGAGGAAAAATTCCCCGGATTCGGTGCGACGGCTGTACAGACTGAAGAGTATACACAATGGGTTATCGAAGATGATTTCGCATCGGAATTTCCAGATTTATCAGAGGTTGGGGTGGTTATCACAAAAGACATAGAACCGTATGAAGAGGCTAAGATTCGGATTTTAAACGGTGGACATACAACACTGGCGTACATGGGTGTTTTATCCGGATACGATACGTTCGATCAGGTCATGAACGACCCGGCACATCGTACTCACTTTAGAAAATTGCAGATGGAAGAGATCGCTCCATTTATTGATGTGGATATTCCGTTTGATATATACGAATATATCGATATGGTCGAAGAACGGATTTCTAGTAAAATAAATATGGATAATCTTGATCGGATATGTATGGATGGCTTTACTAAATTTCATACATTCGTACTTCCGTCTCTTCGGAAATGTCTTGAACAAGGGAAGAAACCTATTCATATATACAAAAGTATTGCTGCGTGGTACATTTATTCTAGGAAATTTGCGAGAGGATGTACACGAATAAGATATAATGAACCAAATTGGGTGCTTCTAGAACCCCTCCTAAAGGATGGAGCTGTGGATACGTTTGTCAATTCCGAACGTTTATGGGGAGATATACCAAAAATATATATTACATTTTCTAGAGACTTGAAGACTATATTAATGTCACAGACATGTGAGCGTGAACTTGATCTACTTGTAGATGATTAGCAAAAGTGTGCCCGTAACCGGTCAGTACGTTCGATCGCAGAACTTCTTGACATCTCAGGATCATTTAAAACTTCTTCTTCAGTCATGACCCTAACTTCCTCGTCTTCCTCGTCATCTTCACATGCCTGACAATGTGCGTCAAACATGTGACAGATGTGTTCACCATTTTCAATCATCTCACGAACATCGGGGTCATTCATGATATCATCGTCATCTTCATCACTTTCCTGAATCGGTACAAGAGTTTTATTTTTATTTGTTTTCTGAATTTTTATGAGTTCTTTCACACGTTTTTTTAGTCTTTTGATTTCATTGTCAAAATCATTCTCAGTCCAACCAACAAAATCGTATGAGAGGGAAGGCATTTCAACAAAGATTCCGGAAGGGATTGGGTGTTCCATTTTTTCTTAAAAAAATAAGAAGATTTCAATCGACTTAGGAATTAAACACTCTTGATGTAAGAAGCCAGAGAATACATGATAGGTGGAACAGAAAAAGAACCCATCGATGTCATAAAAGCCGCACTCCCATCTTCGGGTGTTTTAATCTTTCCGTGAATAACTTTGGAAAAGGAGGTCTCCATCACCTTATCAACCGTAGTATCAATAGGTTTAATGATCATAGGAATAGCCATAAGCCCAAAGAGTGTAGCCAATACATGGGCAAACTGCCCGTTTCCGTTAAGTTTATCTACCAGCATATGATCCGACATGTTTACAACCACGCGAATAATAGACCCCGGCCAAAAGACCGATGCGAGCATCTGCCACGTCATAGTTTCAGCAGACACTTTGAGTGCATCTTGAATCTTATTTTCTTCATCGGCAGTTTCGTATGCCTTTTGACCTTTGTCAATTGTATCGAACATGACATATGACGCGGCGACGCAGTACGATGCCGGAACACCCCATTCCGGAATAAACGCTGTAAAAGCCTCACCAACTTCGTTCGCGTATCCCATGTATCGAAGAGATGTATCGCGGTAAGGATCCACGGCCTTTGCGCACGTTTTTAGCGTTTTCTTAAAACGATTTGTATGCTTGGGTACATTGATAGTGGGACGAACAGCCAGCATTTGGATATTAAACGCTAGTAAACTTTATATTGATTATCACTTGGGTAACTTTATCTTCTTCAATCTAAAACGTACATTCCCATTTGTGGGGGGGAGTTGAATTGTACCATTTCGCAAAGGTAAACGCTTACCATTTGAGTCGGTTGTCTCCATGATGTATAGAAAATACTCTTCAAAATATTTCCATTGAGCCGTCCTACGATTCGACTTGGGAACATACTCATGAATCACCCCCCAGATAAACTTTTTAACGTATTCGAGACGTTCACGTGGGTCTTTCGGACCAGGTCTAAGGATACCAAGGTCAGTCATCATGATGAGAAAGGACTCCATATAACAGAAGTGATGTTGAGAAAGTTCATCATATTGAGAGATGATAAATGCCTCCTCCAACTTTTTCTGAGAAAGACCCATCGAGTTCTTGTTCTTAAAATTGGCAAACGACTGTGAAACAAAACCACCTGTGGGTTGTGGGTAACAACCATTCAAGGCTTTCATAGACAGATTATATCTACGACCAAGTAATGAACGGAGTGGTTCTTCGAAATCTGAATCTGTATCCGTCATCGAATCGTAGATTACAGCCGTCTTATTGTCGTGATTGACTTTAGCCATACCGTAATGCCCCGATCCATCCGGGTATGAATGCTCCATCAGTATATACTCGATACCATTGGCTCCATTAGACGATGCACGTTTCCTTTCCATCGCACTAGTCTTACGGTATGAAAATTTGAAATCTTTACCAGATTCCTTTTTAATGTCTTCTCCAAACCTTACAAAGAACCCATCTTCGTGAAGGTATTCCTTTGCCATCTCAGAAGCATCCTCTATAGCCATAAGGTTACGAGCCTTAGCATTTGTGGTAATTCTAGATTCGATGTAATCATTCTTATCAATTTCGGGAGTTTCCTCCTTGATTTTCAAAAGTTTGTTTCTAGTGGAAATATCCTTAATCAACTTGATGGGTGTGAGAGACATGTTATAATGTGTTAACATAATTTCTAAGCTTGACTTAGGTACTCATGGAACATATAAGAAAGATCATGGAGATTATGGATGATGATGAAATGTTCCCAACTAGAAATGAATGGGCATACATAAAGATATCAAATGAACTCAAGAAATTACACTTTACATTAAAAGAACTCTCAAAACGACGAGATGTCTACACACCAGCTACGATAGACCCTTCCGCGCGTATGGAAACCCGGTCTTCAGCTAGAATAGATCCTTCAGCTCCACCACGAGTAATTCGAGATGCATGGCGAGACCTCAATAGTTTACGTGTCAGGCCCAGGCGTTAGAGTGACTTCGGCAACAGTGGTACCATCCTGCATACCCTGTCTCGGTGGAGGGTAATAAAACCCAGGTTCAACTGGCCCGTCATGATCCGTTGCCTCCCAGTCCTCATGTAATTCCTGTAAAAACTGGTTCAGTCCAGGATACATAACCTCTTCATCAAGTTCTCTCCACCGCTGATGAAGTTGTTCTCGATCTCGTTGGGCAGCAGTTTCAGGATCAGATGGTAATGTGAGTGGTTGGTTTTGGTTAATAAGGAATGATGGCGGTTTCACCTGTTGTCGCAACTCTTGGATAGTGTCGCACAACTCCAGGTAATCCCCCTCCGGGATCCTGTCTGAGTTCTTGTCGACAAGCTCCATTATTTTATGGAAGAGATCCATTGTTTCATGATCATCCCATCATCATCGCCACATTACTTAGGTTTCGGAAAGACTGAGAACTTCTTTTTATATTTTTTTCAAATTCTTCAAATTCTCGAAACAAACCCTGAATATCATCACCACGATATGTAGCCTGTCTCACTTTTACAACAAAATGAGCCATTTTATCAAAAACCTGTAGATCATCAGTTCTTTCTACGAAGGATAGTAACCTTTTACACTTCGTAAGGAGAATTTCTAAATCTCGTCGTCTTTCTTGTTGGTAGTTTCTCTCCACTTCCATCTCAATGTATCGCTTCTCGCCACAATCGTTTACGGCCTCTATTAATTTAGAGTTAACTCCTGGACCAGGTTTCGGGGCAAAGAAGCCGAAGATAGTCTGGAATAAGTTGGACATTTCCGGGGAGTAGGTGGAGGTTCAATTGGCTGTGTACAGTGAAGTACTTCTTCCCAAATGAGACGCTGAACGTCGGCACACAAAGGTTCAGTCGCTTGCAGAAATGCGATACGGTATTCGTCCGTAACAAGGGGGAAGTGGTATTCTT